GTGATAACTGCGTTTTCGGGTAGGCTGGTGAAGTCGTGAGCATCGGAATTATCCGGGGCACTGTGGCCGCTTGTGTCATCGCCTTCACCAGCCGTTTTTCCTGTAACATCGGAATCTTGCTCTCCGCTAGAGCCGTCCAGTTCCGAATGATTGCCGTTTGTAACGGTTTCGTGACTTTCGTTAATGATAGATGAATCGCCAGCGGTCGCGGGTGTACCCGAGTTAGAGCCGTCTGAGTCCTTGTTGAGTAGCGCAGTAATTGCGTCAGCCTCAGAGTAACCGCTGTTTACCGGGGCTGTCGTTTCTTCGGGCATTAAATACATCCTTGATTGAGCGCAGTTGATTTCGAGCCCTCTTGGCTCTCACTGGCGTCTTTTGCTGCGATTGAACGGATCAAAGACACGAAAAACCGGACTCCCATTAAATTATGGTAATTCGTCTCGCGTTCTTGTGACGTGACAGAAGATGCCCAAGATGCCTTGAGCGATTCTTCCGCGTGCTTCGCTAGGCGCGTGAGGGATTCCGTAGGAATAGCCCGCACGGCTTCGCGTAACTCCCTGCTACTCACTTGGCAGTCGTGGCGACTGGTTTAGCGATAGCTTGGATATTCTGAGCGTGGTGCTGCATAGCCAATTCGGCCACGTCCATCGTCGCTTGGTGTGCGAACGACTGCACCTTCAATTCCTGCTGCTGCTGCTTCAGGATACTGCTTTGCTGCGAGTTAGCGGCCTTGGACTGCGTGGACGCAATCGAGGTCTGCGCCTTCGCGTTAGCGGCCATACTTGCCGTGTTGGCGTTCTGCTCCTTAACGGCCATTTCGCGCTGCTGAAGGCTTGCCTCAAGCTGCTGCTGCTGGTCTGGCTGAGGAGGCGGAAGGGTAGCCGGGTCTGCCAAGTACCTGTTGACGTTGTAGCGGCCTGTTAGGCGCATCATGTCGGACAGGAGGTTGTAACGCTGCGTCTCACCGTAAAGGCGCTGAAGGTCAGGCTGCGTAGAGGCATACTGATCGAACTGCATGAGCTGCTGCGCTTCTTTCTCGCGCTCACCGTAGCCAATATGGAAGTCAACCCGTGCCTGTCTGTGGATATTCCACTGAGACGGATCAACGAACACCCACTGGCCTGTGAGCTGGATCGCCTTTGGCTGCGTCTCGTTCTCCACCAGGAGGTCGTAAACGTGCTCGTAGAGTCCAGCGAGGAACGCGGAGAAGTTGCGGGCCATGATTTTGGTCCGCGTCTGCCCCATCGTCGCCATTTGTGAAACCAGGTCTGCGCTGTTCTGATTACTCAGAACGTCCTTCAGCATCGAGCCGGAAAGGTCATTAGAACCTGTCCGCTGTTGCTTCTCCTGCGCCATGCTCTCCAGGAGCTTAAACAAGGCTGGATTGAGGTTTGGCGTTGGGAGAGGTGCGATAGCATCGCCCAGAGAGCCGTTGATATTCACAACGCCACCCATGCGAGGCTCAAGCATTTCAATCGGGTTTGAGAGCGCACCTTCTCGGATCATCCACCGAGGAACTGCGGCCGTCATGCCGTGATCGAGCGCAAACCGCGTCAAGGAGGTAGTGATATTCTGCGTTGGGATTACTGTCCCTGCAAAGTCACCACCCCAAAACCGATGCGGGACCTTCAGCGGCGTGAACGAGTGGAAGGGGTGCCGTCTGACCGCCTCATAGCGCAGGACGCGGTTGTTGACGTAGAGGGCCTGATAGGTCGTTTTCCCTTCGTCCGTGTCCATCACAATGTAGCACTCAAAGACCTCAATCAGACGCTCCATTTCGTCAGAGAACTCAGCGTCATAGATCCCTGTGTTCCCCATGCGCTCAGACTTCGGCCCGATCTCAACCGGGCTTGTGTCCGAAAGGTAGCTCTTGCTGGATACAAGCTCCTCAATCTCTTCGGACGGCACACCCATACTCGCCAGTTCAGAGACGGGGATACGACGCCTACGGTATGTGAAGGAGGCGTCCTTCAGGTCCGAGGCATCCGAGGCAATCCCAAACTCTTCTGCCGGGACCACCTGGATACGGACACCTGAGAGGTCTTGGTTGAGGACCACATGGAGCGTGTTGGTCCCTTCGTCGTCCTCTTCCAGCTCGTATGAGACAAGATTAGCGCCATGCTGCGATAGGTACGCGCTGGCTGTATCATCGGTCAGGCCCGCGATTGTGAATGGAATGTGCGCCGTCTGCTTCTCGTAGAACGCTTGCACAATCCCGTTCCGGTTCAGGAGGCCGTCGTGGATTACATCCTGCATCAGCGCGTAGCCGTCACACTCTTCCATGACCACCTGGTCCACACGGGTCGAGGCCATTTCAGTGATGGCTGAATCTTGTGGGTTGATCGGGGAGAACTGGACAGGCTTCACGTTGCCTGTGAAGGTTTCCAGAAGTGTCGCCTTGCGTGTTTCAATAGCATCGAAGACGTCAGAGGACACAAAGGAGCTGGAGTCCGGCCGAAAGCGGGCAGGAAGCTCCATGTTGTAGTATTTTAGCGCCAAGTCGCGGGCTTCTTGAAGTCCTGAATCTTGGCCGTCACCGGACACCTTTGCTTTTTCAACGGCATCGCGGATTTTGTTTAGGAGGTCATCTTTCGACGGCCCCGCTGTTTTCTTCTTAGCCATTACGGAACAACGGCGAACATACTCTTGGGCGCGATATAGGGTGCAGGTCTTCCCGCATAAATGTGGTTGGCCAAGCACAAAGCAATCACAGTATCGTCGTGGTGATCCTCGCCGTCTGCGTTTTTGCCTTTCTCAGCACCAATGTAGCCGTTTTCGTGGACCACAAAGCGGGCCATTTCCCCAATCGTCATAGGATCAGTGAGCACGATCAAGTTATCACGGACAACCGCCCGCAATTCGTCAATAATGAGCGCCTTAGAACTCTCACCAGTCCAGAATCCTAGAGTCGTTCTATGTTTCTTTGTCTCCTTATCTAACACTTCTTCAGTGTAAAAGTTGGGGTAATGCAAGTCACGGTATAGGCGACTGCACGTTAGAAGCCCGTGGTTATTTCTCTCCACGATAACGCGAGCCTTATTATACCAGAGGCCAAGGTCATTCACACAATCCGCGAGGTAGTCCGGCTCCACATGGGCACGGAAAACCGCAACCACCCGCCGCCGATCATCTAGGACCGTGGCGACACTGTAATCGCGCCCCTTGATCCCTGCGGCCACGTCAACGCCAATGTAATACTTGGAGCCGTGTTTGGGCTCCTCCCAGACCCGCAAGTGACCTCTCGCACCTTCGCGGAAGCCGAGGCCCTTCATGTGCGTGAAGACGCGCCAATCGCGGCTGGCCTCCTGCTTCTGTTGGGCGAGCTTCTGGCCGTCAAAGACAGGTGCGCCAGTCGTCAGGAACGCCTCTTCAGCGCAACATGGGTACTCCTGGTGAAACTTGTCTTTGCCGTTCAGGTTCACCTCAGAGCGCCGCCACACCAATTTCCCGATAGTCAAGCCTTCTTTGCCGTACTTATCGAATAAATCTTGCTCGTCTGGGGTCAGTTTGAAGCCCTGAGGGACCGGAAGCGTGTATTCGTCAGACCAAAACCACGGAATGAAGATCGGCATGAAGTCATAATCCAGTTCACCCCGGAGTGCTGCTTCAGCTTTTTGCCATGCCTCATAGAATACGCCTGTCACACCGTTGGCGGTACTCTCAATGAATACCATAGTGCCCCGTAATCCTTTTGGTACGGCCTTCATCATCCCGTTGAAGTTATCTTCAGCACACCCTTTCGGCCAGAAGGCCACCTCGGATAGATGCGCGTTCTGGATCGTCTCGCCTCGGGCCGGGTCGCGCCCGCCAGCCGTGACAACCATGTATCGGCTATCTAGGCTCTGCGCCTCTGTCTGGCTGTATTTGCGGGCAAAGATCAGCTCTTTCTTATTCGACGCCCTTGTCTGGGGGCGCAAAGGACCCGGCAGGTTCTCATGGAACCGCTTGGTCATATCGAACAAGGAGGAGGCTGTTTCATCCGTGTTTGCCACAACCAGGGTTTTCTGGCCGGGGTTGTTCACTGTCTTGTGGAACATCCACGCCGCGATGATCGTTGAAAGGCCCTGCTGTCGGCCCTTCAGGATAATAACGCGGACAAAGCCCTTCTCTTCGAGCTGCTTTCGACACTTTTTATAGAAGTAAACCTGCGCTTTATTCAGCTTCAGCTTTACGATTGAGCCGTCTTTAGTTCGGATTTTGAGGAGTTTACCTGCGTATAGCGGGAAATCCTCTCTCAGAATCTTGTAATAGGCTTCAGCCTTGGCCCTCTGCTCTGCGAGGAGGGCTTCAGGTGATTTAGCCAAACCAGCCTTCGCGCATCAGGCGGGCAGGGCTTCCATGTGCGGCGTTACGTCAATCACGTTCTCGTCGTCTTCCTCAGCCATTTTCAGAATGAGGCTTTCAACCGTGTCAACGGTCGCAGATACCTTCTGCTCAGGCTTCTCAAGCACATACGGGGCAATCAAGGCCATAGCCTTAAACCGCGCATCGAGTGTGTGATACGGTTGACCGCGCAGGTGCTCTTCCGGGTCGTCTTCAGGATGCCGTGCGAGGATGATGACTGCGGCCTCCATGAGCATAGCGTTGCCCAGGATCGCCTTATCCACCTTCCCATCAGCAACATACTGCTCCGCGAGGGAGCCAAACGCCTTCTCAACCACCTTCCTGCACTCCGCTAGAACTGCGTGATACCGCCTTACGGCGCGTTTTCCCCGAACCCCGTCCGGCTGGTTCTTCCTGCGGCCGTTCTTCGAGTAGTCGATTTTCTTCCGAGCTTCCGCCAGCCGCTTCAGGTTTGCTTCGCTGCGTGCGTTCGCGTTCCCTTTCTCCGACGCCCCGTTGTTGCTGGTTGAGCGTTTCCGCTTCGCCCAAGTGGAGCGGGGTCGGCTTGGTTTCGGTGTCTCCACGTCCAAGGCTCTGAACCTCCTTTCGTACTGCACCCGCCAGGACAGGCCAGCGTTTCGCATAGCTTGCCCAGGGTGTGTTTCGCTCAATTTCCTGAGCCATTTCGTTTATGGATACTCCATAGAGAGTCTTAATTCGGTTTTCGGCCAAAAATCGGCTGATTTCCGCCAGTTTTTTGAATGTCTCGTCAGGCACTTTTTCAGTCTCCTTTTTGCTGGTTTTTGGGGAGGGTCGAACCCTTCTTGTATCCGTGGTCAATCAGTGCGCTCAGGAGCGTTCGGGCTGCTCCCTGCTTTACCGGGTCCATCCTGGCCAGGTGCTCCTCCATGATCTGCTGCCGTCCGGCTGGCGTTGTGCTGCCCTCACTGGTCCGCGTGCGGCCTGTGTGGTTCATCGCGTGGACCGCGTTCGTCAGTTCCGGGTCGGTTCCGATAATCGTCTTGCCAATGTCCATCGCCGCGTTGGCTGCGCCTTTGTAGGCCGTCATGTTTTTGATCGTCTTGCCGTCAAAGTCCTTATCGGGCCGCTTCTGGGAGGCTGCCGACTGTCTGGATTTGCTGCCCGCTGCGGGCTTCAGGGTGCCCATATCCACTTTCAATAGGTTCTGGACCTGTTGAGGCGTGGCATCAGGGTCCCGCACACGCGCCGCGTCGTCCCACTGGCCGAGGTTCTGAAGTAGGCCCACATGATCGCGGATAGCGTTGATATTGTCGCCAATGTTGTCGGTGTGCATCAGGGTCGTGTGATCCTGCGGAGACAATGCACCGTCCGCCACCTGATTGCTCAGGAAGCTCTTGAGGTGGAGTGGCGTTGTTCCCGTCTGCTGAGCAACACTTGCCAGCCACCCCGGAGACCGTTGCATTGCCAGCTCCGCCGCTGTGTGGACGTGAGGAGCTTCTGCGGGCGCCTGTGGGGCCTGTGGTGCCTGTGCGGCAGGTTGCTGCGGCTGCGATGCCTGAGCGGGCTGTGGCGCGGCCTGTGGGGCCTGTTGCGGAGCTTGTGCGGCGTGGTTGTGGATGATCGTTGTGTTGCCACCCTGCGGCATGTTGCGGATCGCGTCGGCCAAGTCCTGAAGACCTGCGTTGGTTGCGCCACCTGAAGCCCGTCCGCCTGATCCTGTAGGCCGTGCGGATTTAGCGGCCACACGCGCCTCAAGGCGTTGCGCGACTAGATCCCGTGTCGCCTGTTCGTAGTCGTTCAAAGCCTCCTGAGACTGCCCGACACGCAAGCCGAGTTTGTCAGCGAGCATGAGGGACTTTCGCTGGCCTTTCTGCCAGGTCGGCGTGCCGAGACCTAGCTTAGTGTCCACGCTGTTGCCGAGGTTCCGGGCCAGTGTGTTAAGGCCCTTGTTCGTGTAGTCGCGGGCCAGAGCACCGGCACCCACTCCAAGCCCTGCACCGATCCCGCCACTGACGCCCATGTGGTGCGCCGTGGTGCCTGTTAGGATCGCGGCTGCTGCGGGCGTAGCTGCACCAACCAGCTTGGGCAGGGCCGCGCCGAATACCGGAGACCTGTTGAGCTTCTTGCCGTCATAGCTCGCATAGTTGAGCGTATTCAGTGACGTGAGGATTGGATTGAGGACTTCAGGCGGTAGGCCAGAGGCGCGGAGGCGCTGGATATGCGTTGGCGCTGTGCTACCGTCTGCTTCTGGGGCCAGAGCCGAGTTATGCGTTGCCGCCTCGTCAATCGCGCCCACCAGCGTCTTGTGCATTTCCTTGGGCGACAACGTATAGCCGCCGTCCTCTGATCCAAGTGCCTTCAGGTTGTCTGCAATGTTGAGGAGCTGGAGCTTTCGGGCCTTCAGGTCGCCTTTCGCCGTTACATCGCCAGACACAACCCCGCTTTCCGTGAGTGGCGTTTGGGAATCCGCACGGTCGCCAACACTCGCCTGATACTCCAGACGCGCCTGTCGGTTTGTTGCTCCAGGGGATAGCTCAGGAAGTGCTTGGCCGTTATCCGCTGCGTTCTGATAGGCCAGAAGCTCCTGCTGCTCGCGCCCCTCCTGCGTCAAGTGTTGGTGTGCAAGGAGACCTGCTGCTTGTCCGGCTGCTCTTGTCTGCCCCGGCAGGTTCTTCAGGTGCTCTCCAGCCTGTCCTAGACCGCTCAAAGCTGCACCGCCTAGCGCGGCGTCTGCGATATTGTGGAGAACGTCTGAGTTTGAACCTACATCGCCCCCTTGCGCCAGAAGGGAGCCCTGATTGACAGCACTGGCCGCGCCCTGGTGGAGTGCTGGAACCGCTGCGCGGCCCGTGACTGCCGCTGCCTTGTCAATGATTGGATCGTAAAGCCGTGAAAGGATCGGTGCGGAGTCCGCCAAGGCCGTTTTCACGGCTGAGGCACCACTTTCCGCCAAGGGTTTCACCAGTTTTCCCGTTGGCAGGAGGTTCACTAGGCTCTGAAAGGCCACGTTTCCTGCGTCTGGGAGCGTCAGGCTTGTGGAATCCTTCAGACCTGCGGCTTGCTTGCTCTGCTGGACCATATCGGCACCCTGGAGACCGCCCAGTGTCGCTGCTACGGCTGGCCCGACATAGGGAATTGCAAGGGACCCCAGGGTCAGACCCGTAGTGCCCGCGTTTTCCGCCGCATCGTAGAGCATGGCCTTAGCCGCCCCGCTGAGGTCGCCCGAACCAAGTGCCCGTGAGGCGCTGGCCGGTACGTCAGAGGGCCGTTGATAGTTCTGCGCTAACTCCTGCCGGTTCGCTGCGGCCTTTTGCGCCAGTGAATCCCAAAGCGGTTGCTCAGACGGCGCGATATTATGCCCGAGGACTGAAGCGCCGTTTTCGAGAGCCGCCGGAAGCCCCTCGGTGAAGCTCTGTTTGATCGCGTTAGCGAAGGTTCCAAATCCGCTCTGAGGCCCTTGAGGTTCCTGCTGAGACGCTGCCGGGGCTGTATCAGGCGTGACAGGTGCCGAAACACCTGAGCCGCTTTGTGCGGGCTGCTGTGTGCCGCTTACGTCCACACCTAGATTGGAGAGAATACCAGGGAGTGCCTTCTGCTGATCCTCGGGCGAGAGCGCGTCGAAGGCTGCTGGTGTCGTGAGCTTACGCCCGTCTTTTAGCGTGAAGACGCCCATTCAGTTTTCCTTTTGCTTAGTGAAGAGAGAATGTGCCCAGGTCGTTAGACCAGGACTGCCCATTGGCGGGCTGCTGTTGCTGAGGTGCCCCAACGCGGGCGGATGGCGAGACCAGGACGGGCTGCGCAGTTG